AATCGCATAATTTTAACAGGGAGGCCTGATGGCAGATATTACAGTACAGGTATCGTCAGCAGGTCTCACTGCTTATGGATCTCAGTCCTGGGGTTCATTATCGTATGGTGGTGATAATCAGCCAAGTGTAACAGTACAAGCTGGAACCGAAGCTTATCCTGAACAAGGATGGGGTGGTAAACAGTGGAGTGCAAATCTTTGGGGTGATTTAATTAATAATGAAGTTATTGCTTCAGGATTAACTATTACAACTTCTGTCGGATCTGAATCTGTAGACGGTGAAATCAATACAGGTTGGGGAAGAAATACTTGGGGAACCGATATTTGGAATGGTTATGGAACCGTAATTCCTTCAAGTTTAAGTTTAGCAAGTTCAGTTCAATCAGTTACTATTAATGGAGAAATCAATTCTGGTTGGGGAGGAGAAGCTTGGGGTGATAATGCTTGGGGTATATTTGGAGATGTACTTGTAAGTGGAAATCAATTATCTATTTCATTTGAATCTAATCAAGATGCTTGGGGAGAAGATACATGGTCATCTTACAACACTAGATGGGGTGGAGTTGGATCAGTCGATGTTGGTATCTTTAACGATGCACCTATAACACAAGCTCAAGAATTAAATACTACAGTTAATTCAGTAGATATTGCTATTGCTACTGAAATTTTCTTATCAGAAAACCCATTAAATACTTTAACAATATCAGAAGGTACAGTAGATCCTGCGCCAGACGTTATGCCTTCAGGTGTAACACTTGCTACATCTCTTGGAACAATTCAAGCTTACAACGAACAAGGTTGGGGTAGAGATGATTGGGGTACAGAAGTTTGGGGTGCTGAAGGAGAATGGGCTTTTGTTGATGTAACAAGTCCAGGTGCTTTATCTATTGATTCAGGAATAAGGGAAACTTGGGGTCAAGATGAGTGGGGAGCAACTACTACAGAATGGGGTGGTGTTTCAATTACTGATGTTGATATTTCAGTTAATGTCCCTGTAAGTACAGAATTTACTCCAGGTTGGGGTGCAGAAATAGGATGGGGTCAACAACAGTGGGGACAAGCTACTGTTGATATGTCCATGACTTCAGGTGAAGGAACCGTGGATCCTGCTCCTGATACTGATATAACAGGTGAACAATTAAATACTACAGTAAATGCAATATCTATAACTGCTGATGCAAATGTTACTGCTTCTGGTGAGCAACTAACATTAAGTCAGGGAAATGCAGACGCTACTCCTAATACAATTGCAAGCACTACAGGTCTTCAATTAAATACAGTATTAGAGGGTGCTACAGCAGGTTTAAGTGTAGAAGCTGACCCTACAGGAGTGACAATGACCACTTCTACTGGTATAATTGGATTAAACGCATGGGAGCTAGTCGACCCTGGAACAAGTCCTACTTGGACGGTTGTTGACAAGGCAGCGTAATAGAAATAAAATTAAAGTATTATAAAAAAGGATAAAAATTATGGCATCAAGTTATTCAACAGATTTAAAATTAGAGCTGATGGTAACAGGGGAAAACTCTGGTACTTGGGGCGATAAAACAAATGACAATTTAGAATTAATTCAACAAGCAATTGCAGGTTATGAAGCTATTGATGTTGCATCAGCAGATGTAACTTTAGCTATGACTAACGCAACTTTATCAAACGCTAGAAACATGGTTCTTTCTTTAACAGGAACTCTAGCAGGCACAAGAGTTGTTAATGTTCCAGACGGAATTGAAAAAACTTACATTGTTGCAGATAACACTACAAGATCAGGAAACACTTTAACTATTAAAACTGTTTCTGGTACAGGTGTAACAATTCCAGAAGGTAAAACTGTTTTAGTTTACGCAGATGGAACAAATGTTAATGATGTTTTCTTCATGAAAGATTTAGTTGAAGATACTACACCTCAACTAGGTGGCGATTTAGATGCTAACGGAAACAACATTCTAATCGATAACGGTAATTCAATTAATGATGAGAATGACAACGAACAAATCAAATTTGCAACTACTGCTTCTGCTGTAAACGAAATGACTGCAACCAATGCAGCTACAGGAAATGCTCCTGACTTATCAGCAACGGGTGGTGATACAAACGTAGATTTAAATTTAACACCAAAAGGTATTGGAAGAGTCACTTTAAACGGTGGAGCTAAAATTCAACAAACAGCTGAAAAAGTTACTACAGAAGCTACTGCTGCTACAGGCACAGTTAACTATGATGTTTTAACTCAAGCTGTATGGAACTTCACTACAGATGCTTCAGCAAACTGGACTCTAAATCTTAGAGGTGATGGATCGAATTCTTTAAATAGTATTATGGATACTGGTGAATCACTTACAGTAGCACATATTGTTTCACAAGGTGGTACTGCATATTACAATTCAGCTGTACAAGTTGATGGTGGTGCAGTGACTCCAGAATGGCAAGGTGGATCGGCACCTACAGCTGGAAACACTAGCTCACTTGACGTTTACTCATATACTGTTATAAAGACTGCAGATGCTACATTTACAGTTTTAGCATCTCAAACACAGTTTGCGTAATAATTAGGAGGATAGAAAAATGCCAATTATAGGTTCATTCGGAGCAGGATCAGGAAGAGGTTTTGGTCAACAAGGAGGTAGTTTTGAAGGTATGTGTGCTACCGGTGGAACTATAACCGAAGATGGTTCTTATAAAATTCATACATTTACAGGTCCAGGAACTTTTACAGTAAATACACTTTCACCAGATCCCATTGGTAATGATGTTGATTATTTAGTAGTTGCTGGAGGAGGTGCTGGTGGCCATTCTTATGCAGGTGGAGGGGGAGCCGGGGGATATAGAGAATCTCCAGGTGCAGCTTCAGGTTATACAGCCTCTCCTTTGGGAGCTAGTCCTGCCACAGCTATAACGGTTACAGCTACAGGCTATCCAGTTACAGTTGGAGGTGGTGGAGCAGCTGGAGGTGGAACTAATAATGTTCCAGTTAAAGGCGCTCCAGGTGTTGATTCAAGCGGTTTAGGAATTACATCGACCGGCGGTGGAACAGGTGGTGGTGGAAGTCCAGTTCCATATGCTGCTGATCCTGGTGGTTCAGGTGGTGGTATTGGAAGTGGTGTACCCGGTGCTCCAAAAACAGAAGGTTCAGGTAATACTCCTCCCGTTAGTCCATCGCAAGGATTTCCTGGTGGACCTGCATCGCTTATATCACCCCCTATAGCTCTACCTAATACTCCACAATTTGTACGTTCTGGTGGAGGAGGTGCTCTTGCATCTGGTAATATTGGTTATTGTGGGAAACCTGGTTGTTTTAGTTCAATGGGTGGAATAGGAGCAGGAACAGGAATTAATCCAGCACCAGGTGTTGGAACTCCAGGTCCAGATGGAGCTTTAAGATATTTTGCTGGAGGTGGAGCTGGTATATGTGGTAACGCAACTATATGTGGATCCCCTAATGCTCCATATCAAGTTGGAGGAGGAGGTCCAGCTGATGCACCTGCTCAAATGAATACTGGTGGCGGTGGTGGCGCTGATAATGGAAACGGTGGTTCAGGTATAGTAATAATAAGGTATAAATTTAAATAATGGCACATTTTGCAAAAATATCAGAGGATAATAGAGTACTTCAAGTGTTAACCTTGAATGATTCTGATATGTTAAACGCTGATGGCGTTGAAGATGAATCAGTAGGTCAACAATATTTAGAAACACATAATAATTGGCCTGCACATTTATGGATTCAAACATCTTACAATACATCACAAGGTAAACATAGTTCAGGTGATGACTCTAAAGCATTTAGAGGAAACTATGCAGGTATAGGTTATACTTGGGATGAAGATAATAATATATTTATTGATCCAAAACCTTTTCCAAGCTGGGTATTAAATGTGTCTGAAGCTAGATGGCAATCACCAATTGGTGATGCTCCAGCATTAACAGCTGAACAGCAGATGGAAAACGAAGAAAATACTGATTACACTTATCATCATATTTGGTGTTATATTTGGGATGAAGAAACTCAAGTTTGGAACCTGAGTGAAACTAGATCTCATTTGACAGACTCTTAAAAATAATATATACCATGGTGATGGTATGCAAAAGAAAGTATTAAGCGAACAAGCTCTATATTATGGTGATGTTTCAATGCCAAAAGGTTTTGAAATAAATCCTTTACAACTATCTCAATCTATTTTTGAATCTTTTTATAATGAAAGAAAATTTACATTTTCTAAAAGTTGGGACATGCTTAATACTTATATGAAAGATTATATAAGATTACATTATAAAATTAATTTAGTTAATAAAGATTCATGGGCTAACGCATATATTCCAAATGAAAAAACAGAGTCTTTATTGCATATTGATCCAGTCGATTTAAGAAACTCACCCGATTATACATGTTTATATGGAATTAACACAACTGATTGTATGGTTAAAATTGATTATGACGATAATAGAAGAAAGGGAAGATCTTGGAATATAGAATTAAGAAACAATATGTTTATAATGTTTCCATCTACTAATATGTATTGCATAGACAACAAACAAAAAGATTCTTTAAATTTTGTTCAAACTATAACTTATGAATATATCTAATTATTACTGGTATTTTCCTGAGGCACTTACACCAAAGTTTTGTGATGATGTAATAGCTTATGCTAATCAACAAGAAGAAACAATGGCAAGAACTGGTGGTTATGGTAATAGAAAATTAAAT